AGAGCCGTAATTGATGATATGACAGAAAGTTAAGACATTGGAAGCTGTTTTGGAATAAATTTAAAGAATAACATAATAAAGACATAGAACGATATGGCAACATTTAAAGCGTGTGTTCAAAAAGAACGCAAAGACGGATTTTATCCGGTTTATATCAGAGTTACCCACCATAGGGGGACACAATTCATGAAGACCGACAAGATGGTCACGAAGAAAGAACTTTCCAGAGCGAAAGAAATCGAAGACCCCTATGTGCTTCAGTATTGTGCCGGGCGGATAGTGGAATATAACGAGCGACTCAACAAAAAAGACATTGAACATTGGACGGTCAAGGAAGTGGTGGATTTTCTTACGAACGGCAATGACGATATTTGTTTTTCGGATTATGCGAGAGTGCATATCGACAGAATGATTGACCGTGGGCAGGAAAGGAATGCCAAGAACTACAAGCTTGCCCTACAACATCTGGAACGGTTCATCGGAACCAACCAAGTGATGTTCGCTCAGTTGACCTCTACGCAGGTGAACAAATGGATAAAGTCGCTTGAACAGACGCATAGGGCAAAGGAAATGTATCCAATCTGTATGCGTCAGGTATTTAAAGCTGCCATGTTGGAGTACAACGATTACGATAACGGTATAATCCGTATCAAAGTCAACCCATGGGTAAAAGTGGAAATACCAACGGCTGATCGTGCGGAGAAGCTTGCCATTACCCCCGAAGCATGTCGGGAGTTCTTTTCATTCCCTCTGCCGGAAAGTAAGATGAAATATCCACAGACGGAGTTCGGGCGTGATGTTGCCATGATGGTGCTTTGCCTTGCAGGAATCAACACGATTGACCTGTACAATCTAAGAAAGCAGGATTACCGGAACGGAATTATCCACTACCAACGGGCCAAAACGAAGAAGTTCCGTGCGGATGGTGCGTATATGGAAATGCGGGTGCCAGCAATCATCCAGCCGCTATTTGAAAAGTACATGAACACGGCAAAAGATGATGAGCGTTTGTTCAATTTCTATCAGCGCATGACTACATCGGACAGTTTTTGCGCCAATGTCAACAGTGGGATAAGGCAATTATGCAAGGCTATGGGAATGCCAAAGGAAGAGTGGTATTCGGCTTACACGTTCCGGCATACATGGGGAACAGTAGCTCAGAATGATGTACGTGCCTCTATCTCGGAAGTGGCGTTTGGCATGAACCATAGCAATGGACACAACGTAACACGAGGGTATATCAAGATTGACTTCTCCCCTGCTTGGGAACTGAACGAGAAAGTAATTGATTTCATTTTCTTCTCCGGTAAGGCTTCTGTACGTGAGCAGAAACAGGAGGATGTGCATTTCCGCTTGTCATACCGCTATATGGTGAATGCGGCTGCATACCACAACGGGCAAAAGGTGGCGGAACTGACCGATGTAGGCTTCAACAATGTGGACGAGGTTATAACCCGGCTCGTAACAATGCTGCCGGATGATATTCCGAACCGTTCGATGGTGATGTTCAAAATCGTCAACCTTGACAAAGACCAGACGGTGGTCTATCAGCGGCAGAAAGGGAAAGGGTTCTAAAATCAGCAATCAGGATGAAGTTAAAGGATTATTTTTGCCATTGGCGCAAAGTGGAAAGCATTACCATCAGGATGAAAAACCAAACATTCGGTTTTCATGCTGGCGTTGATGAGTGTGAGATTACTTTATTGGCAGATGACGAAGTGGGTTTAACAATTCCTTGCATCAGCCATTCTTGTACAGGTAGTTCCGGCTATGACATCGGAAAAATAGTTGCCGAGGCATTGGATTCCAAGGACGGTCATGCCAAGGGGCGGATTGATTGCAATGGGCGCGAGCATACCAAGCCCGGAGCATTGGCTTGCACCGGTCGTCTGTATTACGAGGCTCAGGCTATTTTCGTCTGAGCAATGAAGAAAGCGGTCTGCATTTTTCTGCGAGGTCACGGCAAGCCATATCCAAGCCACCCGATGCGATTTCCATTGTCTGATGCAGCATTATTGCATTTCGGTTGGATATGGATTTGTCAGGTTTCCGTGTATTGGCTATTGCTTGGAATAATTTATCCGCATCGTTGACAGCTTCAACAGCAGTGAGGATGTCGGACAACAATTCAGATAAAGTTTGTGTGGGTATCGGTTCAAAACCGGGTATTGTGATTGTATCATCCATTGTCTTTTGGTTTTTATCTGTCAAATTCACCGATTGTCCTTGCTATATTGTACTTCATAGGGAGTGATTGGTATGCAGTTCTGGATATTTCGATAACCTACCGGACTCCTTGATACGTTCTATCACGCACCTGCCTATGAACGAGCAAATGTAGTCTTTCCTGTTGCGTATCTCGTTTTCAGCGGCCAAGCGGACGCTCATGTGGGTAGTGGTTTCTTGTGCTGAATTGAACTCGCGCAGAACCGGAGAAAGTTGGTATTCGATTTTTTCAAGCTCGCAATATTGTCTTGCATAGCTTTCCAGTTCCAATATCCAATCCGGGAATGATTGTTCTTTTTCCATGCTGATGTTTTTATCAGCGCAAAAATAACGGGCGGGAGTTTTCTTGCCCGTTTATCTTTTTACCATTGAAGTCTACAAGAGAGCTTTTCTTTGTAGGCTTTCTTTTTAAACTCCCCTTTTATTCCCCTAAAATCGAAATTTCTCTCACGTGCGCACGCACGCGCGGTAGACGTAGTAGATATATATACTTTACTTTACGGCAAAATACGGGAGTTTTCGCACATTCTTCCGGAATAATCCTGCATTCTTCCCGAATAATTACGGAAGAATGTGCAATTATTCCCGAAGAATCAAATAGTTAATGAAATAAAACAAATGTAATAAAGCGGGTGTTTTAACTTAAAATTTACATCTGTTGGTGTACGTTTACGAATTTCGGGCTAAAATTAACATTCATTATTCCGGAATAATCGGCTATTCTTCCGTAATAATTCCCGAATAATATAGCATTCTTCCCGAAAAAAAACTTATTCTTCCATCATTATTCGTGAATAATCCTATATTCTTCTAGAATAATCATACATTCTTCCCGAATAATTACGGAAGAATGTGCAATTATTCCCGAATGCTTCCTGAATGCTTCCGGCAGCTTGCGAACTAAAAAAGCGACATTCTCTCGAACATCGCTTCAAAGCAAATCAGTAAAATCGTCCCCTTTTCGGGTTGGGGTTCCCTTGACATGAAGACAATCTAAAGTAGAGGGTAATAGATTATTCTTCCTCGTCTTCTTCTCCGGCAAGTTTGACAAGCTTGTCCTCAATGGTGAGTTTGACCTCGCCATCGTCTATGCTGATATTCTTAGGCATGATGATTTTAATGAACTCTGTCGACACTTTCACCCTGTCTTTGGGGTCAAGTTCCAGGAAGTCCTGCATTATTAGTGGCGTCACATCTCCTTCGGGTATAGTGTTGTGCGCTTCAAGCCATTTCTCAATCATCCCTTTTGCCAGTGCCGTTATTTTGTTGGGCGTACCTTTTTGCCGCCCTCCGGTCTTTTTTCCTATTGCCATAATGATTTGTATGTAAAAAGATAAAATGATGATGCGAAGATAACGGCTTACTTTCGCACGCAAGGTATAACTTTTAATAATCAAAACTAAAGTCTTATGGGTTTAATAGGAAGTGCCATAGGTGCTGCTGGCAGCATTTTCGGTGGGATCAAGGCATCCAAGGCCATGAAGAAAGCAAAACGTAATGTTGAGGCTCAACGGCAAAAGAATCAGGACTGGTACGACAGGCGGTACAACGAGGATGCCACTCAGCGGGCTGATGCACAACGCATCCTTACGCAAACTGAAGAGAGTATAAAACAACGTAATAAAGCCGCTGCCGGTAGTGCAGCCGTCATGGGCGGTACTGATGAAAGTGTGGCAGCGGCCAAAGAAGCGAACAACAAGGCTCTTGCCGATGCAACATCACAGATTGCCGCTGATGCAGAAGCACGTAAGGACAATATCGAAGCCACTTACTTACAAAACGACAACGCTCTCACAGAGCAACTTAATGCCATTGAGCAAGGCAAGGCCAATGCCATATCGGGAGCTGTACAAGGAGTAACTAACGCGGTAAGTCAAATGCCTTTCTAAACTATTTCAATATGGCAACAATGGATGATATTTTAGGTAACGGAGGTGGTACGCCTCCGCCCAAAGGCTCTAAGGAATGGCACGAACAGCAGCAAGACGCTCCTTCCGTATCATCCCCGGCAAAGGGTACACAGAAATGGACGGAACAACAAGCAGCTGCGGCTCCTATTGCATCTGCTCCACAGATTCCAGCAAGTCAAAAAAACATGCCGCCAACAAGCGGAGGAACTTCAGGGGAAAATGTACAGACCAGTTCACCTGTCGAAATAAAGACGGGACAGCAAGTTCCAGTAAACCATGGCAAGGTGGTGCGAGAATTTGGAGACGGGGTACATGCTTTCATGGAGGACGGGACCATCCGGACAAGCGGGTTCGCAGGATACACATATTCGACACCTGAAAATATGTCGAATATAGATTTGTTTAAGGTTTTAAATCCCTATACTCCACCGACAGCGGAGGAACTTGAAAAGGAAAAGAAGAAACAGAAGCGAGACCAGATATTTACGGCTATCGGTGACGGCATATCGGCACTCTCGAACTTGTTCTTCACCACGCAGTACGCTCCAAATATGTACACCGGTAAGAATACCATGTCAGAACGTACCAAAGTGAGATATGACAAGCTGATGAAAGAACGTGAAGGCAAGGAGAAAGAATATTATGAGGGGCTGATGAAGGCAAAGATAGCTGATGAAGAAGGGAATGACCGTGAACGTAAGTGGCAAAGACTGCTCAGACTTGACGATTATAACCGCATGCGGAACGATGCCAAAGAGGAACGCGACAGGCAACTGTTTGAATTGAATATCCAACTGCAAGGCAATAAAATATCCGCATCCGAAGCTGAAGCCAAACGCAAAGGAATTGAAGCAAAATATGCAGAAGAACTTGAAAAGGCCAAGGTAGATACAGAGAAAGCCAGAGGTGGAGCGCAAAGAGCATCCGCTTCGGCCAGCAGAGCCCGGGCAAACTACTACAATGAAGGAGGCGGAAGCGGCAACAAGTATTACGGCAACCTTGGCGGCAAGGATTATAAGACCAAAGCCGATTATGATGAGGCGGTGATGCGAGCAGCAGAAGAACTGGGCATTGCTGTAACAGAAGAACAAGATGATGGTGTGGATGCTTACATGAATCCGAAAAAGAAAATCGTGCGCAGACCAATTTCGGAAGTAGCAGCAGAGGTGAACAGGAAGAGCAAGCAAAAAAAGAGCAACCCGATGGGAAGCAGTCAATCCAACAAGAAGAAAAATCCAATGAGCTGATATGAAAGACAAGAATAATGACAACAAGCGAAAACTGTATGATGCGCTATCGAAAGATTATGAATTGGGCAGCTATGAACAGTTCTGTACCGACATTCAAGATGATACGAAGCGTAAGAAACTGTATGATGCGACCAGTGAGGAATATGATTATGGGGACTACGATAGTTTTTCCAATCAGTTAGGTTTTAGCAAAGCTGATGCTGTGGTGCAATCGGAAAATCCGTTAACAGAACAGGATAAAATACGCTTCAGTGCAAATATGGGGCAGATGAAACGCCGTACGGAGCAAATGATGGACGGTTTCAACGAACAAATGGAAACCATGCGTGAGTATCAAAAAAACGCACCATTGGGCGGCGGACAGACCGCAGAGGGGAAAATGAAGTTCAACCCGGAGAGCGGAAAGTTGGAGAAAACCTACATTACCCCTCTCGGCAACAGGTACACAAGCAAGGGACTTGCCAACATGGAGAGTTTCAGATACCGACAGGCGGCTGATATGTCTGTAAACGGACAACTACGCCGTGCAAGGCTGAAACTTGCAGAACTGCAAGAAAAACGAGATGCAAGTGCCAAAAGAGTGCATGAACAATGGGAAGAAGATACAAAAAAGAATACAGCTCCTCTTGGATTCTTGCTTGCAGCAGATACCTATGTTCCTCGTCAGATGAGCGACAAGGAAAATAGAGCTTTGGATGTCGCCATCTATGACACGGAAGAACTCATTTCAAGGTTGGAAAGACAACAGGAACGTGAGCAAGGTGTTGATGTAGGCTATTGGCGGGGATTCGGCAGCATTGGTTTTTCCGACTTTGACCTTGGCATGGGCGATTTGAATCGTAATTTAACACGAATGCACGCCGATGACCTGAATGGCGAGAATGCCACAGAAGGAGAACGTGAAGCCTATAATGAAATGATGGGCGCAACTTACAAAAAAGAGCAGGCTGAGCAGATGTATCCTGATAATTGGTGGTATAAGATGGGAGTCATGTCAAAAGATATACCGGCATTCGCACTTGACTTTTACCTCACGGGCTACGGATTCAAAGGCATCAACGTTCTTTCCAAAGCCGGAATGAAAGCCGCCACAAAGGTGGTGGGCAAAGAAGTAGTAGAGCAAATGGCGGAACAGGGCTTCAAGACATACGTGAAGAACAACGGCGTAAAAGGCTTGGGGCAGTATGCCACCAACTGGACTATCAAGGCTCTCGGAACAACCGCTGATGACCTACTTCTCCGTGCTCCGCTGATGACCAACACGGTACAGGCAGGGAAAACCACGACCGACATCATCGACAGGAAACTCGGTGATGTGGTTGTCGATGAGAACGGAAACTATGATTTTTCCAACGACAAGACTTTGGGAAATGCCATTTGGCAAGGAGAAGCCGATGCCATCGTTGAAAACTATTCGGAAATGTTCGGTTCGCACCTTGACCCTGTAGTTACTCTTGGAAATATGAGCAAACTCGCCAATGTGGTGGGGGCAAAGCGTATCGGTGCAGTACTTTCAAAGGCTGATGCAGGTGCGTTGAACGGTATCATGGGACAGACACATCAGTTATTCAACAAAATGGGTGTGAGCGACTATTTCGGAGAGGTAACGGAAGAATACTACGGTCAGCTGTGGCGCACCATGCTCAATCTGGACGATGCTTATCAGCAAAACCCGGACGGCACACGCACCAATTTGCTTGCGATAGGACAATTCCACGGCGACATTTGGGGCGGCATGGCTCTTTCTATGGGATTGATGGGTGCAGGTAAGGCAACTTTGTCGGGAGCGCAGTATGCTTCAATGAAGCACGGCGTAAACAAGGCTGATGCCCGTGTAACAGAATTGCTTGGCAAAGAAATATGGGAGCCGTTAAGGGCGACTATCGACCTTACGACCAACGATGACATTGGAAGTGTGGCAGAGGGCATTGTGAACGACAAGGATTTCTCTGACGATGAGAGAGCCGCAGTACTTACCTATATGGAGCGTTCGTTGATGATGAGGGGCTTTAACCTCGGTACTCTCGCACAGAAGCGGGGCGGTGAACAGGACGAGGATGTGCAGTCAATGAATGAAAGCTACATTGACGGTTACAACCTCGCAGACCCACAGGAAATGACCGATGCCAAGAATATGCGTGACTACCAGCGGCAGAGGGTTTCTGCCATAGTGGATGAAAACACGCTTGGCTTTTTGGATATACATCCTATGAATGCATTGGAGGAAATGCGGAACAATGGCCTTTGGAGAGAAAGCGAGTTGGAAACGGTTCTTGACTATCTCAATGCCAAGCAGGTATATGACGGCATGATTCAGCGTGTACGCGATGACATAGACGCACGTGTGGAGCAAAGCAACGCAATGGTTGACGCACGCACCAACCGCACCACAGGCATGATACAGGGGGCAACGATGAAACAGGACGACCGCCGTGTGTATGTGGTGGGTGGAAACCTTGTGCAGTATGCAGACGGCAGCGGCATTGACAACCGGGCTTCGGACGGCAGTATCATTGTACGTGATGCAGAAACAGGCGCACTCGAACAGGTGTCGCCAGATGCCGTATTGAACATTGATGAACCGTTGAACCCGTCCGATGAGAAAATAACAGCGGAGGAAACTATCATTCAACAGTTCGCACAGGAAGCATCCGACAAGATTGACGGTGTGGTTACATTCAACCCCGGCGATACATACACCATTACAAGAGATGACGCACAGATACAGGTTCAGATTGTAGCCAACGAGGACGATATTGTGGATAATGGGGACGGCACAGTTAACGTTTCGGACGGCGTGAACATCTTCCCGTTGGCAAAAGAAACCATACAGCAACAGGCTGATGCGGCAAATTTGGCACGTGTGGCGCAGTTCGAGCAGCAGAGAACCATTGAGAATGCCGAACGGAAACAGGAGATGCAAGAGGCTGAAAGACCACAATACGCCCTCAATGACATTGTTTCGCTTACCGATGAGAACGGCGTTACCGTCCGTGGCAATATCACAGCAGATACTGATGCGGACGGCAAGTATGAGGTATTTACCGAAGCCCCTATCAACGGCAAGCGTGTGAACCTGTTTACCCGTGATGAACTTGACAATATGTTGTTGGAGCATAACGGAGTAGCGTTTGAACGCCCTGCCGAGAATGAGAGCAACAATGGTGCGGAAAATATTCCCGAAAATGATAACAATGCCCCTCAAAATATTCCTGCCATGCAGAGAATACCAAAGGATGAGCAGGGAAATCCACTATATGAGCAGGCCGACAGCGACACAGCTTGGGATGCCATTGTGGAGCAGACTGAGGGTGATGAGGATATGGCACAGACCGTAGCCGATGGAATGGTTGCCGACAAGGAAGAAGCCTTGAAGAAGTTGGAGAAAGCCAAATCGAAAGGTGGCAACTCCATTGCCGAAAAGATTGCTTCCGAGAAAGAACGCAAAGCGGCGATTGATGCAGCCAAACAGGAATTGCTCGTTTGGCAGAAGATAGCCGGTACCGCCAAACGCAGAAAAATGGAAGCGGATGATGAACGCAGACGTATTGCCGATGAAGCAGCCGCATTGCGAAAGGCAGAAGAAGAAAAGTTACGTGCCGAACGTGAGGAAGCCGAACGCGTCGAGCGTGAAGCCCTTAATGGAGTTCCCGACATGGTGGATGATACACCGCAGGATGCCCGCGCAAGGGGGTACAGACGTGTGAACGGCCATAAGATTGACAGGCAAGAACCATTGCAGACCGTACAAGGTAAAGAGGTGAACGTGAAGTTCAGCAATGATGTGCTGGCTCCCGGTCGTGTGGCTGTGATTGACGCATCGTTGTTGCAACCGAGCCATATCCAAGGTGTGCGTAATCCTCTGCATTTTATTGATGAAGCGCAACCCAAGGAACGGAATGACGAAGCGAGCGTATTGTCTGCACGGAAAATCGCCGGGAACATTCATCCGGAAGAAATCACATCGAGTATTACCGCTTACACCGGTGCGCCGACCGTAAACGAACGTGGTGAAGTTATACAGGGAAACAACCGCAGTGATGCCTTGCGTCTGATGTGGGAAAGCCATCCGGAACAGGCCGAAGCATATAGGCAATACCTGAAAGACCATGCGGAAGAGTTTGGTTTGCGTGCTGAAGATATTGCTGCCCTACAAAGTCCGGTGCTGGTAAATATGCTTCATGTGGACGATGCTACGGCTATTCCTCTGGGACAATACGTAGCACAGGACACCGAAAGCGGAGGTGTGGAACGAATCAAACCGAAAAATGCCTTACAGCGTATGGGAATCGAAGTACGTTCGTTTGCCAACCTGTTACTCAGAGCCTCGGACGATGAAGTGTCGTTTGCCGGGCTTGTGGATGCCAACGGTGCAAGTGTCCTAAAATGGATGACCCAAAGAGGTTTCATCAGCCCCACACAATATAAGAGTGCGTTTGACAGCAAGGGCAATCTGACACCTGAAGCCAAGAACGACCTTCGCGGTATCATGTATCAGAGTATCTTCAAGGATGGAAGTACCCGGTTAGAGGAAATGTTCAACGTATTGCCGGTAAAAGCACAAAAAGCTATTCTTGCCACTGCTTTTCGTGATTATGATAGTCCGAACAGTGAACGAATGGTAGATGAGATACAGAATTCCGTTCGTGCTTACTATGCTTTGTCCCAAGATAAAATGTTTGCAGAGGCAAAGAATTTCAAGGAAGCACGTATTGCTGTAGAAAACTGGAAACGCCAGTATCAAATGGATGATGTTACAGGGGAAAGTTATCTCCCTGCTGATAATTTCAGTAACTTTGTCTTGCATTTGGCCGCAATGTATAAAGGTGAAAGCCAAAGCTTCATTCAAAACACATTCGGCAAGATTTATGACCTTATACAAGGTACACAGGAAGAAACTCTGTTCGAACAGCCGGACAATACCCCTCGGACGCTCGTACAGGCTATTAAAGAAGCATTAAATTTAGATTACAATGGACAACAGCGAAGCAATGTATTGGTTGGCGATACTGCAACAAGCCAACGAGGGCAGCAAGGAAGCAATGGAGCTCTTACGCCAAGAGAACGAGTTGAGGACGGAAATGGGACAACCGATGATACAGGAAGAACTGAAAGCATTGGTGAACAAAGCGAAATAGAACCTTCTTTATCACAAGAAGAAATGCTATCTTCTGATGATACTGACAATCAACTTAGTGCAAAAATAGCAAGACGCATTGAAGTTCAAGAAGATGATTGGGTTGAAAGCGGAAAGTATGGCGATACTTATAAACAGACAATTATTGTTGATGGTACTCATAAAGTTATAAAAGTTGATGCACCCGATACGAAAGGTAATTATACAGGTAGTACTTATGAGTATGACGGTCAAACATTCGGAGATTTATTGGATGTTGTTAATTATATTGATGCATCTTCGTCTTTAGCCAATGCCGTTGCAGTGGCAGAGAAAGAAACCGATACTACTCCTACAGAGAAACAGAAAGAAGCCGGCAATTATAAGAAAGGTCATGTGCAGGTTGGTACATTCAATATCACCATTGAGAACCCGAAAGGATCCGTTCGTAGTGGAATAGACACAGAGGGTAACAAGTGGGAAACGACTATGCAGAACACCTACGGCTACATTCGTGGCACGGAGGGCGTGGACGGAGACCACATAGACGTGTTCCTCTCTGACGATATTGACGGGTGGAACGGACGCAGAGTGTTTGTCGTTGACCAGTATAACGAGGACGGTAGCTTTGATGAGCATAAGGTAATGCTTGGCTTCAATGAGGCTGACGATGCCGAGGCGGCTTACTTTGCGAATTATGACAGCGACTGGGCGAAGAATCACAAGACAGTGGTAACTGCCGTAAACTTGGAAGATTTCGAGAAATGGATAGACAGTAGCCACCGTAAGACCAAAGCATTTGCGGAATACAAGAGTGTGAGAATTGATTCGCTACCATCCGGGCAGCCTATTGTGAAAGGGGGGACTTATCTAAAGAACAACGAAGCTGGCGGCGATGCTGTGGCTTACGTGGTTGGTGATGAGGTAAAGGATGGCAAACGCAGATACATGGTGAGTTTCGCCCCAAGTCTGGAGGATGCTAAAGGAAGAATGTTCTTCGGCGACAAGTTCTTGACGGAAGAGGAACTGAAAAGACGGCTGGAAGACGGACGGCTGTCGCCCATGGAGGAAGGCAAGAAGGAAGCGGTGACCGACGCTCCGTACACCATTACTCCGGCGCAGTACATCACCAAGCGAGGTAAGGTGTTAGATATGCAACTTGTTGAGTTCCAATCGGAAATGCGCAAGGAAGTTCAAAAGCATGTAAGTATGTTCGCCAAAGAAATGAAAGGTTGGTGGGACAGGGAAAAACACGGCTTTATGATGCGTAGCGAAGAGGATGCCAAACGATTAGCAGAATACGCAGTAGATGCACAAGGACAACCTCCCATATCAATGTTGGATATACAGGCTGTAAATGATGGTGATGTGCTGTTTACTGAACCCAAAGCACCAGCAAAGGATGAAAAACAGGATTACACCCCTGTATGGCAATACTCTGTTTCTGTTGATAAGGAAACCGGATATACGACTTTGACTCGTGATGATGTGAGCGGTCCCATACCTATTGGTGATGCACGTTTTCGTCAGACAACCAACAGCCCGGAGGAAATGTTAGGCATTCTTCGCAATCCGCAGAATGGCATGCAAGAAGTTTTGGATGCAGTTGGAGTTTTGCTTGAAAATAAAATTAAGACCCGAGAACTTGATCGCAAGGCAAAGGATGAAATTCATGACAGCAGGACAGATTTCGTTGTTGATAAAGAAATGGATAACAGATATTCTGTTCGTACTTTGATGAAGATGATTGATGCGGAAAAGCAGGCTGTGATGGATTTAGGAGAGAAGCGTGGTGGAGACGTTTATCATGAAGGAAATATTATTTTCCTGACCAAAGATAGTGCAGACAAGTTTGCTAATGAAGCTCGAACTCTTATCAACGATATGCGGAGTAAGCAGCAACAAGACAATTCACAGAAAAAGACTGAAGCGAGTGGTAACCGTCTTGTTACTGATGAGCGTTATGCGGAACTTCGTGAGCGTATGCGTAAGAAGTTACTCGGTCAAATGAATATTGGTATTGACCCTGAAATACTTGCCATTGGCACAGAAATGGCTGTTTACCATTTAGAGAAAGGCTCACGGAAGTTTGCAGAATATGCAAAGGCTATGATTGCAGACTTGGGTGATTCCATACGTCCGTACCTTAAAGCATTTTACAATGGTGCGAGAGATTTGCCTGAGGTGTCAGAAAACGGATTTAATACCGACATGACCTCTTACGATGAGGTGCAGAAGTTCGACGTGGCCAACTTTGACAAGTCCGGCATTGATGCACTCGCCACCGCTGAAACCGTAACGAAAGAGGCGGAAGTGGCGGGGGAGGTTGAAGTTGCACAGGAACGTATAAAGAAAACTCGTTCAACGCGCAAGAAGAGTGAGAAAAAAACTGTAAATTTACAGCAGTCAAACGAGCTTGGTTTGTTTGGCAGTTTGTTTGATAATAACGAAACCAACAACGAAGATGGACGAATACACCAAGAAAGTACTAAGATTACAGGGACACAGCGAGAAGTCAATAGCGAAAATGGAGCTGGAGGAACGGATAGACGCAGCATGCTACCGCCACAAAGCGGAAACGCTAGAAGCACCGTACACATGGAGCGAGGAAGAGTGGACGGAGATTTACAAAGAGGCAGGGATGACGGACGAGGAAATCGTAGAGTACAGGAAGGAACAGACGAAATACAACGGGGGCGAGGAACACGACTTTCCGATGATGCCATAGATGAACCGAAAAATACTCGCAATAATCATTCAGATCGGGGGACGAACTATGCTCCAATTTCGGTAGATGCACGCATAGAGGCCAATATTAAAGCTATAGAGTTGGCACAGCAACTTATTGAGAGTGGAGAGCTTGCTACTCCTAAACAAATGGCAGTACTTCGCAAGTTTAGCGGTTGGGGTGGTTTAGGTAAAGTATTTAGTGATAATACATATTCGACACGTCTACAGCAGTTGATGGGCACAGAAGTCTATCAAGAAGCTGTAATGAGTGCTAATAGTGCGTATTATACCCCTGCTTATGTTGTAGATACTCTTTGGGATATTGTTACACAAATGGGTTTCAAGGGTGGTTACATTCTTGAAGGTTCTGCAGGTATCGGAAACATTTTGGGGCAGATGCCTACAAATATCAGCGAGCACAGCTACATCCATGCTATTGAGATTGACGGGACTTCGGGTGGTATTCTCTCACTCCTTTATCCTGATGCCAAAGTAGAGATACAGGGTTTTGAGCAGACACGTATTCCTAATGGAAGTGTGGACTTGGCTATTACTAATGTTCCGTTCGTTACCGGACTCCGTGTGAATGACACTACGGGCGACAAAGACCTGTCGAAAAAATTCCACAACATACACGATTTCTGTATAGCAAAGAATGTGCGCAAACTGCGTGAGGGCGGTTTGGGTATCTTCATCACGTCCAATGGTACGCTTGACAACAGTAAGAAACTCCGTGATTGGATTGTGGGCGAGGGAGGCGCAGACTTCGTGGGTGCTTTCCGTATGCACAACAAGACTTTCGGCGGCACCGGAGTAACCTCTGACATCGTTGTTATCCGCAAGCGTGTGAACGGGCAGAAGTCTGTCCATGCCATTGATGTAAGTGATGTGAGCGGAGAGCGCATGGCAGAGTACGATACCGGGGAAACACGCAAGGTTAAAGGCAAGGAGATACCAGTCATTAAGCAGCTTTCAATGGACTACAACCGCTATTTCATTGAACACCCCGAAAACATGGCAGGTGAAATGCACTTTGCATTTGAGAAAGGCGATACTTTCCGCCCGACCAGCAAAGGCTTATATCCTAAACAGAATAAGAAACAGGAAGAAATGTTGGCTGAATTTGTCCGCTCATTCCGTGCAGAGGAATTTGGTGAGCGCAATACCGAGCTTGCCACCGATGTAATGCCCGGCAAGAAGATTGGCGAAGTGTTTGTCAAAGACGGAAAACTATACATCAACTCAACTGCAAGCGCACAACCTCTAGAAGTGAATGCCAACAAGGTAAAGGGGCATACGAAAGTGGAATGCTTTGAGGCATACGCCGCTATTAAGAAAGCTCTTGCGGAAGTCCTTTCCTATCAGACTGAGAATGAAAGCGATGAGGGACTTAAACCGTTGCTTGACAAACTCAACAAGGCATACGATGATTTTGTCGGCACATACGGACACTTCAACAAGAACACCGCCATTGCGTTTCTCCGAAATGATGTGGACTATGCCAATGTATACGCTCTTGAAAAGTTTGAAGAAATGGCAGATGAAAAAGGAAACCGGATACAGAAATTTGACAAGACCGATGTATTCAGCAAACGTGTTGTTGAAAAAGAGAAAGAACCCACTCCTGCCAATGTCAAGGACGGTATCATTGCAAGTATCTTTAAATTCGGTCGTGTAGATATACCGTACATCGCCGAACAACTTGGCACAGGTATTGAGGATGTGAAGAAAGAAATCATCGAGAGCGGTTACGGTTTCGAGAACCCTGTAACCCGACAGATGGAAGCATCGTATCACTACTTGAGCGGAAATATTCGTGAAAAACTGCGTCAAGCAGAGGTAAATAACGAGAATGGGGAATTTGACCGCAACATCAAGGCATTGCAGGAGGTCATGCCTATGGAAATCCCCGCACATTTGATTGACTTTACCCTCGGAAGTTCTTGGATTGCCCCGAAACTGTATGAGGATTTTGTAAAGGAACGCACGGAGGTTGACGTACGGTTTACAGCTGTGGGCGGTACTTGGTTTATGAAAGAACCATACTTCACCGATTATGAGAAGAACCGTGCAATGGGGGTAACCAGCGAAATGCTTAACCGTACCATTATGGGGCATACTCTCATTGAAGCTGCCATTCAGAACAGAAGCATCACCGTTTCCACCACCAAGAAACACTATGACGGCACTACCGAAACTATTACCGACAAGGAAGCGACACAGGCTTGTGCCGTCAAAATTGATGAAATCCGTCAAGATTTCAAGGATTGGGCAAGGCAGAAGATGCAGAGCGACCCGGAAATGTCGGCATTGATTGAGCGTATCTATAATGACACGTTCAATAACTTTGTGCCTATGAGCATACCAGATGAGTTTGTACCGGAGTATTTCGGAGGTGCCTCGCACAAGTTTAAGATGCGTCCGCATCAAGGCAGAGCCATTGTAAGAGGAACACAACAGCCTTTGTTGCTTGCCCATGAGGTTGGAACAGGGAAAACCTTTACTCTAATTTCTACCGCTATGGAAATGCGCCGTTTGGGGACTGCACGCAAACCCATGATTGTGGTGCAGAATGCTACTGTTGGGCAATTCGTTGCAAGTGCAAAGGAACTGTACCCCAACGCCAAGATACTGACACTTGAGGAAGCAGACCGCAGCGCAGAGGGCAGAAAGAACTTTTATGCCAAGATACGCTACAACGATTGGGATATGATTGTCGTTCCGCAATCTACCTTTGAATTTATCCCCGACAGCGAGGAAAGGGAAATGACTTTCGTGCAGGACAAGATTGAGGAGAAGATGCTCATTCTTGAAAAGATGAAAGAAGAAGACCCGGACGGAAAAAATATGATTACCCGACAGGCTGAACGGGAAATCGAATTATTGGAGGAGCAGCTTGCCGGACTTGCAGACAATGCTTCAAAGAAACGTACCGCCAATGATGAAAAGAAACGTGCTGTAGCTTTGCAGAACGCAGAGGTTAAAGCTATGGAAATGCTTGACCGCCGAACTGACGATGTGGAGAACTTTGACGATATGGGCATTGATGCTTTACTTGTAGATGAAGCGCACGAGTATAAGCACCTCGGATTTGCTACTGCCATGCAGCGTGGAGTTAAAGGTGTGGATCCGTCATACAGCAAGAAGTCGCAAGGCGTGTTCCTGAAGACACAGGCTATCTTGGAAAAAAACAACGGACGGAACGTAATCTTTGCAACCGGTACACCTATCAGCAACACCGCCGCAGAGATTTGGACGTTCATGCGCTATCTCATGCCTGCTGATACGATGAAAGAGTACGGTATCTATTACTTTGATGACTTTGTGCGCAACTTCGGTAACATTCAGCAGATGCTGGAGTTCACCACAAGCGGAAAGTTCAAAGAGAACAACCGTTTTGCTGGGTATGTCAATCTGCCTGAACTGGTGCGTATATGGTCGGGAGTGTCCGATACCGTCCTAACCAAAGAAGCTGGCGGCGTAAAGGACAAAATACCCGAAATGGAGGGAGGAAAGGCACAAGACCTTTATCTGCCACAGACACGCGCATTACGTAGCATCATGAAGTTCGTAAAGAACGAACTTGAACATTATGAACAGATGAGCGGAAAGGAGAAGAAAGAGAACAGCCACATCCCGCTCACGATGTACGGTATTGCTAAAGCCGCTGCCGTGGATGCCCGATTGGTACAGTCTGATGCTGAAGATGATGTAAACAGTAAGACTCATGAAGCCGTTCGACAGACATTGCGCTCGCTGAAAGAAACAGCCGATTACAAAGGTACGGTTGCCATTTTTGCCGACAATTACCAAAACAAACAGAGTGGCTTCAACCTTTATGATGACATCAGGGATAAGCTGATTACAGAGGGGGTTCCTGCAGGTGAGATTGTAATAATGAGGTCGGGAATGACTGTCAAGAAAAAACTTGAAATCTTTGAAAAGGTAAACCGTGGCGAGGTGCGTGTGATTCTCGGTTCGACCTTTACACTCGGTACAGGCGTGAACATTCAGGAACGCTTGCACACGCTGATACATTTGGATGCGCCTAACCGTCCAATGGACTATACCCAACGTAACGGACGTATTTTGCGACAGGGAAATCTGCACAAGGATATGAATAAACCTGTACGTATCTTGCGTTTCGGTGTAGAGGATAGTCTGGACGTTACCGCCTACCAACGCCTGAAAACAAAGGGGGCCATTGCCGATAGTATTATGAATGGCAAGCAGATGATGTCGAGCAGTATGACCAACCGTGTGCTTGAGGAGGAAGAAGATGTGTTTGGAGATACTATAGCACAACTCTCCGGCAGTGAGTATGCCATGCTGAAAAACAATGCGGAAAAGAATGTACGCAAGTATGCAAGCCGTAAAAAGCAATGGGAAACAGACCAAGCCTACATCCATAATGCCAAGCCAAGGTTAAAAGCATTTATCAAAGATGCTGAAAAGCGCATCGAGGATAACAGCCGATCCTTGGAGGCTGTACGTGCATCATTCCCCGATGAACAATTCAAAGAGATTGTAATCGGAAAACATCGCTTTACCTCTGTTGATACAATGGATGATTTCTTCAAGGAACACAACAAGACTGTTCTTGCTGAAATGAAGCAGATGAAAGACGGTGATATTGCAGGGGAACAAAAGCGAGAACTGACTATACAGATAGGCAATTTCCCATTCATTGTAACAACTAAATTGACAAGACAGACCATGCGTGATGGTACAACTTTGTTCAATGACGTTGAAAGAAAAATGACTTATTCATGTACAGAACTTGGTATCGAGGATATTCCTGTACGTCAAAATCTGCTCCGTAATGCCATTGAGGATATTACCGGCAATGTGATTACAGGAAAAAACTTTACCGAAAGATTGGAAGCCGCTGAGCGAAGCAAGAAACACAATGAGGCCGAATTGAAAGAACTCCTGTCAAGAGAGGGTAAGCCTTTCGAGTATGAAAAAGAATTGGAACAGGCGAAATCACAGTTAGAAGAATACGCTGAACTGATGAAGAAAGAGCTGGAGGAAAAGGAAGCCAAGTATGCTGAAATGGATGCAAGCGTGGAAGCAGCCAACGACATTACAAATGCTGATGAGGATGATGTCTTATATCGCAGCGATGACACGATGTATCGTATTCGCGAAGATGCCGCACCCCAAAATACAGGTATCGGATATAAGGTGTTTGTTTTGAAGAACGGCGAATTGTATCCGCCTATGGTTGCCAATCCGAACGGAGAAGCGACGCCGGTCGGTGTATGGCTGGATGCTGATGCCGCACCGATAGCCGGACAGAGCAAGACGGGACGCAATCAAGTAAAAGCAGGGGGTAAAGGTACACAAGGCGGTAGTGGTAAACTTGCCTATCGTCCCGGATGGCATTTAGGTGTCATTCCATACGCATTGCAGTTTAACCGCATTGATGAGAACGGAGATAAAACCTTGTTCCCTGCCAATTTTGTTTGGGCTGAGGTGGAGTATGCCAATGACGTGGACTATCAGGAAGAGGCTATGAGTTATGGCTACAACAAGAACGGCAAGTTCCAACACAGCTATGCCGGGCTTCCAAGGATTCCTGAAAATGGAGCATACACTTACCGTACCAATCCTAACCCCGAAACCGACCCTTGGATAATCACTGGTGCTATGCGCGTTAAACGCTTGCTTACTCCGTCCGAAGTTGACGAAATGGTCAAGGCGGCAGGTCGTGAACTTCAACGCAGACAGGAAAACGCTGTTACCGATGCAGAGATTGCCGCACTCAATGCAGAGATTATAAATGACTATCGTAACGGTATTGGCGCATATACCGATGATGAGGTCAGTTTTGAGAACGACCCAGTCGCCAAGTTATTAGGCAGACCAAGGAGGACGGCAAAGCAGCGGAGGGAATTTGCACAGCGTGAACGCCAAAGAATGGCAGAGCGTGTGGAAAGCCTTACAGAGAAGCTGCACCTTGGCAATGTGGAGGTTGTTACCGATGCTTCCTTCTTGGAGGGAAAGAAACAGCGTGCAAAAGGTTTCTACTCANNNAGGCTGTGGCGCACTATGGTTTGCGCCAGTTGTTCAGAGAACATTTTGATACATTCCTCGATAATGTATTCAACAATGCCGATGAGAACATACGCAGACGCATTGTAGATATGGCTGCAAAAAACGGTTGGGATTTCCATAAGGCTACTGAAGAATATCTGGCTTCGCTTGCAGAAGATACCGAATTTGAGAATATCAACGCAAGTTGGTGGCAACAGATAAAGGATTTCTTTCTGAATATGTTGCACAAGATTGGCTTTGAAGATTTCAGAGGGGTTACCCTGACTGACAACGAACTCCGCTATATCCTGTGGCGCAGTTATGAGAACCTTGCAGAACCAGGCAGATATCGCAGCATATTGGGAAAAGCTGCCGATATGAGTAAACAATATGAGCTGAAAGTTGGTAACTATGCTGAAATTTCAGAAAGTCAATCAGTTGTAGCTGAAACCGATAATAACTTGTATCGTGATGGAGACCCAGAGATACACGAGCGTACTTTGGCACGAGCAAAATATGAACAACGTGTGAAGAGTGGAATGTACCAGTCACAGGAAGCCTTGCAGGACAGTATGCTTGGTTTGAAAGAAGCAATGAACGCAATTCTCGGCAAGAATACCCGAATGGAAGATGTTGATGGATTTGAAAATGCCTACTTAGGTGAGAACCGCTTATCAAGTGTGAACAAAGCCGAAGCCGATGCCTTTGCGTACCTATTGTTCAAGCCAATGCTTGAAGAGGTAGCCAAACTTGCACACAGTACAACAGAGCGCGAGGAACTGACCGATTATATGATGGCTAAACACGGTCTTGAACGTAATAGAGTAATGGCAGAGCGTGATGCACAAAAGGACTTTGCAGAATACCAGAAGCAGCATCCGAAGGGTACAAAGGCTTTGCAGGACTTTATCGACGAGTGCCGCAAGCGTGATTATGCAGGTCTTACCGCCCTTACAGGTATGGAAGAGATTGTAGATGCAGAAACCGAAGCACAGGCTATGGTAGATGAGTACGAAAACGTACACGATACTACCGCATTGTGGAGTAAGGTTAATGCCGTCAGCAAGGCAATCCTTTCCAAGTCCTACGAATGTGGAATGATGAGCAAGGAAACCTATGACAGTGTGAGAGATATGTATGAGTTTTATATCCCTTTGCGTGGATTTGATGAAAAAACGAGTGCTGAAACTTACGCTTACCTTACGCATAAGCAGAGTATATTCAATGTACCTATCAAGAAAGCGGAGGGAAGACGTTCTAAAGCGGACGATCCATTTGCCAACCTGCAATCCATGGCTGAGAGTGCCATTATGCAGGGAAACCGCAACAAACTCGTTAAGCAGAAGTTCTTGAACTTTGCCCTCAACCATCCGAGCGACCTTGTTAGTGTGAGTGATTTGTGGTTGCAGTACGATGCAGTCTCCGATGAATGGAAACCGATATTCCCCGACAATATTGACATCAACGATAGTCCCGAAGAGGTAGAGCGAAAGATGAACGAGTTTGAGGATAAGATGAAGCAGCTTGCTAAATCTGCCCCCGATAACTACAAGCACGGCAAAGATGCGGCAAATATTCCGTACCGTGTGATAGAGAACCGTGATTTACGCCAGCATCAAGTGGTAGTAAAGCGTAACGGCAGAGACTATCTGATCACCATTAACGGTAATCCAAGAGTTGCGCAGGCATTGAACGGCCAGACTAATCCTGATAATGACACATCAGGTGCTATTGGAGCTATTCTTCGTGCCGGAGAGAAGATAAACCGTCAATTGAGTGCGTTTTATACTACACGTAATCCTGACTTTGTTGTGTCGAATTTCATGAGAGATATGCTTTATACTAATTCTATGGTATGGATAAAGGAGAGTCCTAATTATGCTCTACGTTTTCATCGAAACTATACCAAAGTTAACCCTGTCATGATGAAAAGATTGTTGGCTAAACATCGTAAAGGAACGCTTGATATGAATGATAAAACCGAAGTAATGTTTTATCAATTTATGATGAATGGCGGTGAAACAGGATATGCTAATATCCGCGACATTGAGCAACATAAGAATGATATTCGTAAAGAATTGAAGAAGGCTAATGGCAAGTTACCCATAAAAAAAGCATTATCCTTTTTGGGCGAACGCTTTGATGAATTGAATAGAGCTGTAGAGAATAGTGCACGTTTTGCGGTATTTATAACTTCACGTGAAATGGGACGTAGTATAGACAGAGCAATTTATGATGCAAAGGAGATAAGTGTAAACTTCAACAAGAAGGGTAGTGGAGCTAAATTCTATAACACTGCTGGACAGACAAAAACGGGTAATGTTTCCGCACTTATATCCGGGCTTGGCAGAAGTGGTTATGTTTTTTGGAATGCAGCGATACAAGGTACAACTAATTTTGGGAAACAGGCTAAGCACCATCCGGTTAAAGCGTTCACAGGAGCTGCCGTCATGTTCTTGCTTGGTGCCGTTATCGCCTATTTGGGTGGAGATGACGATGATGACGACAACAAAAATGCATACTACAATTTGCCTGAATACGTACGTCGTAGTAATATTTTGTTTTGTATTGGTGACCATTGGATTTCTATTCCTTTGCCTGTTGAATATCGTGCTTTTTATGGTATGGGTGAGTTAATGACTTCCACTTTTAATGGAAAAGAACATTTGACAGGTGTAGAAATTGCTGAAGCTATTGCAGGGCAAGTAACTCAAATTTTGCCTATTGATTTCTTGGAAGGAGGTGGAGGTTTGAATGCTTTTGTTCCTAGTGCTGCAAAGCCATTGTGGGAGGCGTTTGTAGTGGAAAAGAGCTGGACGGGAATGCCACTTTATAAAGACACTCCTTATAATAAGGATATGCCCGAATGGACGAAAGCATATAAAAGTGCCAACAAACATATTGTAGGCTTGGCGAATGTTATCAATGAAGCAACAGGAGGCGACCCGTATACAAAGGGGACTATTGACCTCAATCCGGCTGAAATTGAGTATGTCTTTAATGGTTATTTTGGGGGTGTGTTCAGTACGGTTGATAAATTATCCAAAACAGCTGCGACTATTGCAGGTACAAGAGATTACGATCCTCGCAGTGTTCTTATATTGAATAGACTTGTCAAGGCTGGTGATGAACGTACTGAATATAGAGCTGTCAATAATGAGTATTTCCGTTTGAAAGAAGAACATGACAGGTTAAAAACGAGATTGAAACATTATGAGGAAGATACGGATAACGGCATATTTGATTACGCAGAGAAGATAGACTTTCTCTACAATTCACCTGAATATGAACGTTATGAAATCTTTGAAAATTATCAAAGTGACATAGATGATTTGTATAATGAATTGAAAGAAGCTGCTGACGATGAAGAACGTAAAAATATAGAGACTGAATTGAATCAGGTGAAAAAAGAAATGATTTTGGAGATGAATCAAACTCGTGAACGTAAATAGTTAAACATGCAAAGATTGCTTGGGGTACTACTTTTGTACTCTAAGCAATCATTAAACAACGAAAATATGCATAATAGAGGCAAAGGAAATTTGTTACCAATGAGCCGAATTGCGCCGAAACGGAATGAATTATCTGAAATTGATACCGTTGCTTCCGCAAAGCGGTATGGTGACCGCAGAGCATTTGATATTCTAATGGAAGCGCAGTACTATTGGAATCAGATGGAGGACTTTCGAAAAGACCGGGAACGCAATAAACGCTATACTTATGGTTTTCAATGGGATGATATGATTTGTGTTGATGGTAAATCCATGACTGAAGAAGAATATATCAAGAGCCAAGGTAATGTGCCATTGAAAAATAATCTTATTCGTCGGCTTGTACGCAGTGTATTGGGGGTGTACCGCAGCCAAAGTAAAGAACCTACTTGTACAGCACGTGATAGAGATGAACAGAAGCTCGGTGAAACAATGAGTACTATATTACAATGCAATATGCAACTCAACCGAATGCCCGATGTGTACGCTCGAAGTATGGAAGAATTTCTAATCAGTGGCTTTATTGTTCATCGTAAATCATATGGTTGGCGTAATGGTAAAGAAGATTGCTGGACGGATTATGTACAGCCGAACAATTTCTTCATTGATAACAATATGAGGGATTTTAGAGGTTGGGATGTGTCCGTGCTTGGAGAAGTACATGATATATCTTTTGGGCAACTGTGTGAGCAATTTGCTTCCAGTCCGCAAGAATATCGTGAGCTTCGTGATATTTATAAGTGGGCTGCAAGAAAGGATTATATAGCCACTTACGCAGAGCGATTTGGGTATAGTCGGTTAGAAAATTACGATTTTCTCTTTACCAGTGAGCCGGGAAGGTGCAGGGTAATAGAAATATGGCGTAAGGAACAAAAGCCGAGATACCGTTGCCATGATTACCAAAATGGTGACATTTTCAAGATAGATGAGGAAGATTATGTGCGAGTAGTACTTGCTGAAAACGAAGAACGTATGCGTATGGCCAAGGAGTTGGGTATGCCTGAAGAAGAAGTACCGTTGATAAAAGCTACTTGGTTTGTAGATGATTACTGGTATTTCTATTATCTATCTCCATTTGGTGATATATTGAGGGAAGGGGAGACGCCCTACGAACATGGCAGTCATCCATACGTTTTTAAAGCTTATCCGTTTATTGATGGTGAAATACACTCATTCGTGGCGGATGTGATAGACCAGCAACGATACACCAATCGATTGATAACGCTTTATGACTGGATTATGAGGGCAAGCGCAAAAGGTGTATTGATGATGCCGGAAGATTCTTTGCCTGATGGTGTGAGCATTGACGATATTGCAGAGAGCTGGACGGAGTTCAATGGTGTCATTGTATACAGACCAAGCAAAAGTGGCAAGGTACCGGAACAGGTAGCCAACAACTCCACGAACATAGGTATTGCCGAACTACTGAATATGCAATTGAAATTCTTTGAGGATATTTCGGGGGTAACTGGTGCATTGCAGGGAAAGCCGGGATATTCGGGGGAAAGTGCATCACATTACAATCAACAGACAGAGAATGCTACAAAATCATTACTCGATTTGCTTGAGTGTTTTAGTTGCTTTGTTGTGGACGGGGCATACAAAGATGTGAAGAACATGCAGCAGTTTTATGATACGAAACGTGTGTTCAATATTGCTGGTAGGAGTGGTGCGCAAATTGAATATGACCCGAAGAAAATCCGGGATGTAGAATTTGACTTAAGCATTACTGAAAGTACTTCAACACCGGCATACAGGCATCTTGCTAATGATATGCTAATGCAGTTGTACCAGTCTCAAGCGATCAGCGTAGAGCAGTTGCTTGAACATGGAGATTTCCCGTTTGCCGATGAACTGTTACAGAGTATCAAGAGCCAAAAGGAACAACTCGCACAGGGGAGAGTTCCTGACGGGCTTTCACCTCAATTGCTCCAACAAGCGCAACAAAATGCAAATATGGAAGCTGTAAATCAGTTGCATGGGGCAATGCAAGGCTAAATTCTAAACGGCGAATAGAACCCCGCTCTATTC